GCGAAATACACCTCTGCCGTTGAAAACGTTGAACATCTTGTTCGGCTTAGTCACCTCATACGCAAGCACTTCCTCGGAGTCCATGTCGTCAATCAGGAATCTCCTTCCGCGATTGATACGACTCGTCTCCGAGTCCTTACCGATGGTGACAGACATTCTGGCATCGCCAACTGTCATCATGTCCCTTTGCCGTTCGCCAACCAGGTACTTGGTGCCATCCTCTACGACACACCAGCGTCCGACAATATTACCCTCAGAGTTGATCCACTTTAGGTAATAGTTACACCGGCGCATTTTACCTTCTTGGCAGAAATCATTCCCGACGCTGATTTCTGTGACCAGCCAATGGGAGTTCTCCCATTCGATGGTAGAACCATGCGGAAGCTTCTCCTCCGGCATGGAGAATATCTTTTTTGTACTCAGGTCGTTTGCTGTGTCGATGATGGCAAGTTGTATATCACGCCCCTCACACTGCACGCGCTTATATGACAAGGACGCGGTGATCTTGCGCCGCATCCTGTTGCGAATATGATCCTGCGCCGAGTTTCGCTTCGGGTCCATGTTTGGATCATCCGGTGCGAATCGCGCTTCGTAAGTGCTCCATACACTCATAGGATCACACCCCCTTGCCACAATACTTTTCTCGCAACTTCTTGCAGATCGAGATCGCCTTGAACACCTCACGCTTTACAACCTGCGTTTCGCAATCGTTGTTGATCAGGTACTCAAGGATCGACAAAAGCGTCATATACATTGAGTCATTTTCCAGGTATCGCATCAGGCTTTTGTGCCCAAGCAGCTCCACCTGGAGACTCCTCATGAACTCGTTCAGAGAGGGCTCCCCACTCTCCTTAATGGGGAGGATTTTGAAGAACTGGTTCACGAGTCCGCCCAGATAGTTTTCTACCATCTCGGACGAAAGGTTATATCCGTTCACTGTTCTCATAGTGCCAAGTGCCCCAGATCTCCATGATCGTAGGAGTATTCCTTTATCATATTTTTGAAGTCCCTCTTCGCTTCATGATAGGCATTGGTGATACGGTACAGCAGCTCCGCAGGAGAATAGGCAGAGAAGTCCGCTGTGTTCAGAATATTCTCCAGGTTATCAGCTCTGTAGAAATACGGCTTCATCCACTGTACCAGCATCCCTTCTGATACAATGTCGATGATCTCATCCAGGTCTTCGTCCGGGATATCGGCAGAGAACTCGCGAACTATGTCGTCCCGGTCGAGCAAATCGTATTTGCATACCCTATTGAACTCTGCACAGGCGCGCTTCATGTAGCCGTCAACCGTTGTGTTCCGGTCATAATCATCCAGACGCAGGAAGTCGTACTCAGTCACCTTCTCAAGGAAAGCGCCGGTGAACACATCGTAAGAGATGCTCATACGACACCTCCCGTTACCGCTCGATCAGCTCGATGGAAAGGCTCTTCTCCAGAGCGTTGATGACCTTGATAGAGTCGATCTTGCCGTCCCGGATAAGCTGCTTGGCACGGAAGGCGACCGACTTCTTCTGCCCGTCGGACAGTTTGCTGATCGTTTCCTCAATCTGTTCCGGGCTGCTGACGAACAGGTCGTTGAAAGAGTCTGTATTCAGAGCGTGCTTGTAGTATTGCTCCATACCAAGCCACTCCACGATCTCAGGATCATCGAACAGGAACCAGTTGTTGATGAAGAACGCCTTGTAGCTGTTCTTCGCCGCCTTCAGATCCTGAAGCTCCATCTCCTGCTCACTGCCAAAAGAGTCCCATACGAACACCTCTCCAGTGCGCTTGCTCTTGTACACCAGGGTGCCGTTAAACCCGTTCTTGACAGTCACGATCATGGTGGGGCTAAGATCCTTCCTGACCTTGAAAGTAGGTTTCACAGCCTCGGCAGGTGCCACATTTGCAGCCGCTTCTGCAGCCACGGACATAGCCGTTTCTTTCTTCGCACGCGCTGTCGTTCTCCCGGAGGCAGTCGTCTTCTTGACCTTACTACCAGTAGTTGTGTTAGGCATAATTCACATTCCTTTCATTCAAAGTAAGTGGCAGCCCCGCGCAACACGAGGCCGCCACTTGGCATGATGTGTTGATCAGGCCATCTCATAACGGCCAATACCGGCGTTGCCGCCAGCCAGCACGATACCCATACCGTACTTCTCACCGTAGAAGTAATCCTGGGTCAGATCGCTGTTCTTGGTCAGGTCGCCGAGGATGACGGTGGACTGACCCTCGTACACGCACTTGATGGGCTTGTCGTCGCCGGCAATGACGGTCAGGACATTGTCTGGGAAAATGAAGTCGGTGGAACCGACCTTGTGACGCTGCGGAGTCACCACGACACTGGTGCCATAGAACATGCCGTAGTAGCCCATGTTGTACAGGTCGCTCTTGGAGTCAGTACCCTGAATGGACGGGGCCAGGTTCCGGACGGCCTTCTTGGTGCCGATGATGGTGGCAGTAGCGCCATTGGCGGCAGACTCGACGTGGTTGATCAGGTCGAGCAGAGCGTCCTCGCTGTATGTACCAGCGGCGGGAAAATAGGTCGTGCCGCCAAAGTCGGCAGCGGTGGCGGTGCTCCACAGACCGTAGATATCATCCAGCAGCTTCCGGCGGAAGGACTCAGCCACCTTGTTGATGAAGTAGTTGAAATCCACCTGGCCGGACAGCACGCGGTTCATCTCCTCATAGATCTTCACGACCTTGAAGGAGGTGGGGATGGAGGTCTGAGTGACCCCACCGAGCCGCTGACGCCGGATGCCCTGAGTACCCTCGGCAGCATCGGAGACCACGAACAGATCACGGTCAGCAACCTCGAAGATGTTCTTGTCGCCCAGAGCGACATTGCGGAAATCAACCAGAGCGTTGAAATACTCATCACCCTGGAAGCCCTCGACGACGGTACGGGACAGGATCTCTTCAATCAGGGCAAACAGACCCACGCACTTGCCGTCGCGGATGTCTTTGTAATTCATGACGGTAGAGCCATTGTTAGCAGCAACCAGAGCCTGGCGCAGCGTATCCATGGATTCGCCCACGGAATACTTGGTGGTAACGCCGTGATAGGCGTCAACAGCAAGTCTGACAATCTCATTCATATCAGCCATTGTATCTCACCCTCCTTTATTAGACTTCTGTATTTGTGATACGAATCACATAGTAGGTGTAGCGGCCAGCCAACTCAATGGCCATGCACTCACCAAAGCCAGAGCTGGAAGCGTCCAGCTTACCATCGGCGCCGATGCCGACCTCACCGCCGACAGCAGGAACGGCGCCGCCGACGAAACCATCCTTCGTCACGGAGAACATGTTCCGGCTGCGAAGGACGTAGCCGCGCACGATCTTGTTGGCCTCATTGATGTACTGGTCGAGGTTCTTCAGGCGTTCGTCGTAGAACACCTCTGGGCTGCCGACCACAACGCAGTCGGACAGCTTGCTGGCAGCGGTAGCCAGCTTGGCCTTATGAACCTCACGCTCACCAGGCTCCAGACCTTCGAGCTCGATGATGGTGCCGTTCTCCACGGCAATCTTCTCGTCGCCGTCGTACACGCGGGCGGAGACGAGGTCGGCCGCAACGTCAGTGCCAGACAGCAGATCAGAACGAAAAACTGTATAAGCCATGATATTTTCCTCCTTATTTCAATCTTTTCTTATTTGTTTGGCGGAAATTCTACGAAAAGTCCGCCGTAAGGCTCGTCAGCAGCACCGCTCTTTTCCACGGGCAGCCTGGGTGCCTTGGGCTTCTGGGCAGAGAAATTCTGCACAGATGCGTTGCGACCGCGGATCGCAAAGCACTTATCCTCGATATCATCGATGGGCATCTCGGCGCAGTTCTTGCGGAGTTTCTCAAACGCCTCAACGCCATTCAAATCCGGGAACATAGCAAAAACTGCGTCCTCCTCAGCAGCGCGCTCATCATTGAGCTTGTCCTGCTTGAACTGACGCAGTTCGGAAAGTTCCGTATTCATCTGATTAATGGTAGTCTCTGCGGTCTGATACTTTGCTTCCAGCTCAGCCTTCTCCGTGTTGAACTTGGCCTGGATCTCTGCCTCCTTCGCGGCGGTGAATTTCTCCATCACGGCGGTGAACATCTCGCTCATCGGCGCAGTGGCGCTCCCCTCATCGAATGGAACAACAGCGAGCTTCATGCGCTTCTTGCCCTTGAAGTTCACGACAACCCTGTCGCCGTCCATGGAGTACGGGAACCCATACAGATTCCAGTCCGTGAGATCCGTAGCGTACACCTCTGACAGCTCCCGGTCATAGTCCCAGAACCAGTAGTGACAGTCAATGCCCCACGGGGTTTCGATCTTTTCGTCTTCCAAAGCGGCAGCGAGCTCACTACGGAACTCACCCTCCAGAGCGAAATCCTGTTCGGTATTGCTGCCTGCGGGCGCGGTTGCAGGAGCCGCAGCCTTCATCTCCTCGAACTTGGCCCGCAACTCGTCGAGAGTCAGATCCTCCACAGAAAAGTCCAGGTTATTGATATCGAATCCGTACTCGACGGCAAGTTTACTTTTCTCGTCCAACTCCTTTTCTCCTCCTTCCGTTGCAAAATTAGTAGTTATATTTTTGTCATCCTGTAAAGATGGATTGACCTTTGCGAAATTCTGCTTGAACTCTTTCATCATCAGAGCAAACTGTGCTCTGCAGTTTCCCTTGTCGAAAAGCTGCAATGACGCAGACTCGAAGCACGGCTCGATGCCTTCGCCCAGCAGACAGAACGCAGTGAAGATAAACTTCTCGATGACATACAGGTCACCCTGCATATGGCCGTTGAGCACGGTGATTTCCATGGACTGTGACACGATACCGTCCCGCTTGATTTTGTCGTACGCGGGTGACCGTTTCCACAGAATCGCATCTACAACGAAATACTCATGCGTCGATCCGTCCTCTTCCTCGACCGTTTCAAATCTGTACATGGCGTCAGACGGGATCACACCCACCGCGTCAGTGAGATTGACCAGCTTGACTTCTCCACTCTCCGTTGCAACAACGTCGATATCATGTCCGCCAATCGTGTCGGACTCAACATCGTAATTGCATACGATGGGACAGTTGAACATAGTCGGGATTGCATCTTCTGCGCTCTGCTTACTGATGAACGAGCCGTTCCTATTCCCGCCAACATAGAAGGCGCGAATCCTCGCGGCAGCAAACGACTCGTTAATATCGCAGATATCTTCGATTGAGGCGGTAAACTGCAGTCGGATTTGTTTGTCCATGCGCATCTACCTCCCAAACGCAACTCTCTGGTTGCTTTAGAATGTGAGCGTATTGGAAAGCACAAATTTAATGCCCGCGCCGGATATCTCATCCTCGCAGGCAAATGTGGTTGTGTCCTTATTCTGGAATACCCACATGCTATTCCTTGTATCTTCCCTGACAAGGGTATATCCAAGTGACAGCATTTTGTCCTTGTCCTTCGCGCTCATTACATAGATAAAGTGCATATCGCACCTCCCTTTTTATTCGAGTTGGCTGTCGTCTCCGTCGTCATGCTCTCTGGACGACTCACCAGAATCTGTGAGGTCGCCGCTATCCTTCGTTGGTCTGCCGGTGCCTTCTACAGAACTGACGGTGGCAGAACTGAGCAGCGGTCTGAACCGATCCTTTAGCTTGAGGATTTCGTTCTCAAGGAAGTCCATACCGTCCATATCCGCCTGTGAAAGTCCCTGTGATGCACAGAAGTATGACAGTGTCGGGAATCCATACTGGGCCGCCTTCAAATACTGATCTCCCATTTCCTTGCGGTTATACGGAGAGCAGTCCAGGAAGGTTACCCTGAAGTTCTTCCCATACGGATAACTGTGGATGAAACGGTTGACAACCTCCTCAAGGCTCTTAACAATTCCATATGTAAGCGCCTGATCCGCCTTGATGGAAAGCAACAGAGCATTACTGGAAGCCTTGTCATTGTTGAACAGGAGAGTAGACACACCGGCGGCAGTAAACAAGTTCTGCTCCGCATCGGCAATAGTATCCGTATCTCTGGTGTTTGATTTCTCAAACCCGATCTTGTCAATCGGCATGGGGGACAGGACAGCGCCAACCTCCTCCGGAAGAACATCCGCCAGGTTGGAATAGAACTCACGCGCCTTGTCGAAGTCCATCTCCCACTCGCCATCCTTATTGATACCCAACTTCATGACCAGCAGGGCATAGTTCTCCAGCTCTGTCTTGGTCATCTTCAGACTGCGGTAATCCTCCAGATCATAGATCTCACGGAAGATGCCGACGAACGGAGGAACCGCATAGTCGAGGATATCGTCGTTACACTTCACGGCAAATGAGTTGGGCGCGTCAAGCTCCTGCCACCTCATCTTCGTTGTGTCCTTCTTGTACAGCTCATACTTGTCCTGGAACTCCTGCGGGTACATCTCAAGGTACTGCAGATTCGTGTCGAAGTACGAGAAGTTGAACGACACGTTAGGCACATTCCCCTCGACAACTGCGATTTCGCAGAAGTCAGACGGGAGCTGCTGAATCGTGATGTTGTCACTGGTGACCCACATCGTGCCAAAGAAAACGTCCTCACGTAAACACACTGTCAGGATTTTTGGGAACTGATTTTTGATGTCCATAGCCGAAAGCATGTTGAGCGTACGCTTATACTGTTTTCTCAGCATGGATCGCTTTGCCGTACTCGTATCGATCCGATAGGGGGACACGACATATGCCAGGTCGGACAGCGCAACAAAATACTGGATCAGCCGACGGAAATGGGAACTGGCCGCATACAGATAGACTGCTGCATTGCGCAGGTTCTTCTGGTAGCGGTACGGGTTGGAAAGATACTTGGAGATCTCGTCCTTGGTATATTTATAAAAGGTAGGACTGCGCAGTCTGCCATTCAGATCCCGCATAATCAGACGGTTGAGTGCAGCGAACCTTTGCGGGATACGAATTAGACCATTCGCATCAAATAACAAGGGTTCCTTGTAAACCTTAGTCTTATCGTCGTCTGCATCGACGATTTTTCTTGCCAAACTCATTCACCTCCTTTACTTGATTTTTGGTGCTCGGAACATAAACTGAGGGCCGTTGCTCGATTGTGCAGACGCGCTCCTCTTACGGATCTTTGTCTCCACCTGGCAGGCAACCCAGTAGTTATACGCGAGACTGGAGTATCTATCCTTCCGCCTCCCGGAACGCTCATACACCCTGACAAGCCCATCCTTCTCCTCATGCTGGAGCTTTGTCAGCTCGTCAATCAGAAGAGTGGTGTGGACATAAGGCAGAGACATAAACGTGCGCTCAGAGGGGTTAAGGGAAGAATACCCACGCAGTTCACTCATGCTGGACTCGCCGTCGATTTCGGTCTCCAGAAGACGGATGCGCCCGCTGCTGAAACCTTCACGCAGCAGGTAGGCGATGTCCGAGTTGAACTTTGATGTTGCTTTAATCGACCAGATGACCTTCTTGGCATCCTTTGATATACACCGGTCCGCCATGTCCTGATTGTTGCAGCAGGATATGGCCGGGTAGATATCGCCGGTCACTGGGTCCGGGATGTCGCGAAGGAGCAAATCAGCGACACCAGCACCGACGCCGTTCGCGTCAATGACAAGATAGTCGCAATCGTATTCATCGAACAACTTGCGGATCAACAGTGCTTGGTCCGCGGTGTGCATACCTTCATTACCGTCGGC